AAAAATGAAACCCATTAGGGTTTATTTCGTATGCAAATCTTTAAATTCCCTATACGTAGCCTTTAGAAAAAAGAAATAATCTCTACTATAATTGACGTTGTATGAGCTTAGCTTGATAGCGATGTGACAGTACCCCTTCTTTAAATTTATTAAAATACTTTCCACAATTTTTTCCGAAGCTATTACTTAAAATCCCCTTTTATTACGATGCCCCCTTCCTCCTTCTCTCCAAAAAGGTAATACTCTCAATCACAACTTCAGTTCTATATATTTTCTTTCCTTTTTCATCATCGTAATTATTCGTATGAATACGCCCTGTAATTCCAACAAGTGATCCCTTCGTACAATATTCTGTTACATTTTCAGCTGCTCTTCGCCAAACGACACAATTTATAAAATCTGCTTGTTGTTCACCTAAACTATTTCGAAATCCTCTATTCACTGCAACACATATTCGTGCATAAGCGACGCCTTGTTTTGTGTAGTATAATTCTGGATCCTTTGTCAATCTACCGATTAATACAACTCGATTCATCATAAGTTATACCACCTCGCATGTTTTTCTTCATTGTAAAGAAAAATGTGTGAAGGGTAAAAAGGATAAAATTGTATATTTCTAAAGTAAAAAGGATTACTTTGCATATAAAAAAGCAAAAAAGAAACCCTACATATTATGAACATGTAAGGTTTCAAGATATATTATATTTCACTGCAAGAGATGTAATACCCTCCGCGAGCCATCTTTATTTCAGCGCTAAACAATGCATCGTCTAAGTAGAATGTAATCGGTTTAACTTTACTCTCAAATTTTAGTAGTTCATTACATTCAGTTGCATACCCTTCAATGGCTGAAATAATGCATTCTGCTGACGGATATGTTAAAGCATCATCTAGTTCTATGAAAAAACTTTTAGAAAATAGTTTTTTCATAATCCCTTTCTTCTCTTTCATCATATTCCATCCCCTTCCATTCAAACTTCTAACATCCACATTATACCATTCATTCAATTTATCTTTGAAAATAAAAAAATCCTGCACATTTCATGCAGGATTTTTTCATTAGTCATTTTTCGTAAAGTAAGAAACGAAACGAAGAATTTCTAAGTATAACCATACTAGAGTCATCATTAGACCCATTGCACTGTACCATTCCATATATTTTGGAGCTTGGCTACGTGCACCGCTTTCGATTAAATCGAAATCTAGTAATAAATTTAATGCAGCAACTACAATAACAACCGCACTAATGATAATACCGATTGTACCGCCCTGGTGAATATATGGAACAGTTACACCAAACATATTTAATAAGAATACGATTAAATACATAACCATAATTCCCATTGTCGCTGCAATTACACCCGTACGGAATTTATCAGTTACCTTTACAACGCGTGTTGCATATAAAACTAACATTGCAAATAGAATTGAAATTGTAAGTAATACAGCGTTTAAAACGATAGAATCGCCAAACTTCATTGTATAAACTGCTGAAATACTTCCTAATACAACTCCTTCTACCGCCGCATAAATTGGCGCCCCAATTGGTGCCATTCGCGGGAAGAAGATAGATGCAAATGCGATGATTGCCGCAATTACTAATGCACCAATTAACACTGGCATTTTCATCGTACCCTGCATCATCTGTATGTATGAATAGACAGACGTTGCAAGTAGCAAGATAAGCATGATAAACGTTTTGCCTACTGTTCCGCCAATAGTCATCGCAGAAGCGCTTGCTCCCTCTTTACGAAATGCCTCTTTTTTCAACATTGGATTAGATGTTCTCATTTTTTCCCTCCTAAAATAGGTTCTACCAATAGTGTAAAGTTTTTCTCTTTACTTTTCAATATATGCAGCTTGTTTTTATTTTAATCCTTCAACGATATCTGATAGTTCACTCCATCTTTCCATCGTTTTTTCTAGCTCTTCTTCTGATTTCTGCTGTGCTTCAGATAATTCTTGTGCCTTTGTGAAGTCAGATCCAACTTTCGCAAGTTCTTCTCCAATTGACTCAATTTTCTCTTCTAGTTCGGCAATTGTATCTTCAATTGTTTCCCATTCACGCTGCTCATTGTATGAAAGTTTACGTTTACGTTGTTGTTTTGGAGCTGCTTCTACTACTTTTTTCTCTTTTTGAACTTCCGCTTTCTCAATAAGTTCTTTCGTTTTTTCCATTTCTAAATAATCTGTATAACTACCTAGGAACTCACGCACTTCTCCTCCGCCAGTAAAGATGAACAGTTCATCTACTACTTTATCTAAGAAGTAACGGTCATGCGATACAGTTAAAACGACACCTGGGAAATCTTCTAAATAATCTTCTAGTACTGTTAATGTTTGTGTATCTAGATCATTCGTAGGTTCATCAAGTAATAGTACGTTTGGTTCCCCCATTAAAATACGTAATAAATATAAACGTCTTCTTTCACCACCAGATAGTTTACCAAGCGGTGTACCATGTGAATGTGTCGGGAATAAGAAACGTTCTAACATTTGAGATGCACCAATTACTTTTCCATCTGTTGTATGAATAACTTCTGCAATCTCTTTAATGTATTCAATCATACGCTGATTTAAATTCATCTCTTCATTTTCTTGCGTATAATAAGCAACTTTTACAGTTTGTCCTACTTCAACTTCACCACTATCAGGAGATAACTTGCCTGCAAGCATATTTAATAGAGAAGATTTCCCGCTTCCATTCGCCCCAATAATTCCGATACGATCGCCTGGTTTCACAATATGATTAAAATTATGTAATACCGTCTTATCGCCAAATTTTTTCGTTACATCTTTTAACTCAAGTACTTTCTTTCCTAAACGACTTCCACTTAGTGCAATATCAACTGACTGTTTTGCAGCTGGCCCTTCTTGTTCCTTTAACTCATCAAAACGCTGAATACGCGCCTTTTGTTTCGTAGAACGGGCTTTTGCACCACGGCGAATCCAAGCAAGTTCACGACGATATAAATTTTGGCGTTTGGATTCTTGTGCCAATTCTTGCTCTTCACGAAGTGCTTTCGCTTCTAAAAATGTACTATAGTTTCCTTCGTAGCTATATAGTTTACCATTATCTAATTCAAAAATACGATTCGTCACACGATCTAAGAAATAACGATCATGGGTTACAAGTAATACCGCCCCTGTATATCTTGCTAAATATTCTTCTAACCATTCAACTGTCTCATGGTCAAGATGGTTCGTAGGCTCGTCTAAAATTAATAAATCAGGTGTTTCAATAAAACATTGTGCCATTGCGATACGTTTTTTCTGTCCACCAGATAAATTCCCAACAGTTGTAGTGAAATCTGTAATTCCTAATTTCGTTAGAAGAGATTTCGCATTTGCATTTGCTTCCCATGCACTCATTGCATCCATACGTTGCTGCACTGCAAATAATTGTTCCTGTACTTTTTCATTACTTGGATCTTTTTCAATATTTAATAGTGCTTTTTCATAATCACGAAGAAGACGAATTAAAGGTGTATCACCATGGAACACTTGCTCTAATACTGTTAGTTTTTCATCAAACTCTGGTTGCTGTGATAAATAACTAATGGTATATCCACGTGAATGCGTCATTTCACCTGTATCAGGAGTTTCTAACCCTGCAATAATTTTTAATAATGTTGATTTACCAGTACCGTTTACACCAATAATTCCAACACGTTGTCCTTCTGTAATACTACATGATAATCCATCAAATAACGGTTTTTCTCCGTATGATTTCGATAAGTTCTCCACAGTTAACATTTTCATATTTGTGCATTCCACTCTTTCATAAATTGTTCTATAAACTGTTCCATATAACGATGACGAACTTCAGCTTCTTGTTTTGCTGCGTTCGTATTCATTAAGTCTTTTAATTTTAAAAGTTTTTCATAAAAATGATTTAAAGATGGATCGTTATTTTTTCTATACTCTTCTTTCGTCATTACTTCACGCGGCGGAATTTTTGGATCATACATTAATCTCCCTTTCGCTCCGCCATATGCAAAAGTACGTGCAATCCCAATTGCTCCAAGGGCATCTAAACGGTCTGCATCTTGAACAATTTTCCCTTCAACTGACTCAACTGCGCCGCCATGTCCACCCTTATAAGACATATTGGCGATGATATGAAGAATATGTTTACTTTCTTCCTCATCTACATGTAACTCTTCTAACCAATCAGAAACTTTTTTCATTCCTGCTTCTTCACTTTCATTTAACTTTTCATCTGCCACATCGTGAAGTAATGCTGCCATTTCAATTATAAAACGATTTCCTCCTTCTTGCTCGGATAAAGAAATCGCCAGTTTATGTACGCGCTCAATATGATACCAATCATGCCCACTCGCATCTTTTTCTAAAATATTTTTTACAAAAGTAATTGTTTTTTTAATCTTTTCTTGTTTTGTCATTTTATCTTCACCCAGTTTCTTATTGTAACACGCCCGCCTTTTTTCATCACATATTTTCTTGTCCGCCCATACACTAGGTGGTAGGCATCATCATGAAGGAGGAATAAACATGTTCTATAATAATCAACCGCCTTATCCACAACAACCATTTTACCCTCAGCAACCGGAACAAAGATATACAGAACAATATGAGGAACAAGAATTACAACAGCCAGAACAACAATACGAACAAAATCCATACGCTACACCGCAAGCTCAAGAACAACAAAATCCATACGACACACGTCCAAATTATGAATATCCTCAAAATCCATATGCAGCACCGCAAACTCAAGAACAACAAAATCCATATGACACACGTCCAAATTATGAATATCCTCAAAATCCATATGCAGCACCGCAAACTCAAGAACAACAAAATCCATATGTAACTCAGCCACAACAACCACAATACCAACAACAAATGTATCAACCCAACTACGACGCACGTGTCTCACCACCTAAACCACCAACAATTGATCCAATGCAACCACAAATTTTACCACCAGGTCCGACTTTAGATATTACACAACCACAAATTTTACCACCTGGGCCTATTACAGAACCGACTCAACAACAAATTCAACAAGTTGTCGGTACACAATTTTTACCTTTAAAGAAACCTGTATTAGATTTCGTAAAACCTTGGGTAGATTATGGTTTAAATGAAGCGAAACATACTTCACATAAACACGCTTTAACAGAAGTCGCTGCGATTATGTTTTTAGTTGGAAAAGGATATAACCCAACAATTGCTCATTATATCGTAGAATCTTGGGAGAAGAATGAGCAGTTTTAGAATTGTTTATTTGATAAAACATAAAAAACACAAAAGTGCCAAACCCCTTATACCACAAGGGTTTTGGCACTTTTTAATATCTAGAATAAATTTTATTGAAATAATTATTTTTATAGATTTTCATACTTTTTTATATAGTACGTGAACAAAATGTGAGCAAAATGTGCGCAAATATATGAATCACATTTTGCTGTTGGTGCACCGGTTATTTAAACCAATTCTCAATTATGAGATTTATATGAAAAACCAACACTTTTTCCTGTTGGCACTCGGACAGTTTCCTGATATCCAGCCACGACACTCATGCACCGTGGCTGGATATATAAAATCAATTAAACTTTTCGTCTTTTTCTTCCTTTTTTCTCCGTCCATTCCGACCAAGTAACGTTTTGATAAAGGAGCTACGCTATCCCCACAGTATTCTTTTTTCAAAGAACAATTAACTGTAGAAATATCGTACCGCCGATTCCAATGTAAAAAGGCACCTGATTAAGTGCCCTAAATAGTGCCCCGAACAGTACTCCTAAAATTCCATTACTTTTTAAATCATGCCAAGCGCTGTAGCAAAGTTGATGATACCTGATTTGCGTTTTCTATAAAACTTATCTCGTTTCATTCCAAGGATAGTATAAATGTAATCATCATTTAATTCTTTGATACTCATATACTTCATTTCAAGAATCCTTTGTTCATCCTCATCAAGAGCTTCTTCAAAAGCTCGTTTTAACTGTCTATATTTCAACTCATGTTTATCCACTTGCTTTAGCTCAGGAAACAATAATTCTACTCCAAGTTCTGTTTTTTTCCTGCTGATTTTGAAACCGAATACGTAAAACTCTATATTTCCGTAACTCATCTATAACAAATGGAACAATTATCATTTTTCATCTACATGTTTGAAAAATGATAATTGTTCCATATATAACCCTCCCACTTCTCACTCCTTACATATGTAAGACTAAAATTTAAAATATTTTAGATATATGCCTTTGTATGTGTATAAAATTAGTTCTGTATCCCAAATAGGTTGGAAACCTTCATTTTCTTATGCCTATTACTGTGTAATTTACTAGCAGTGATCATTTAACTTAACACAATTACACTACATTCTCATAGTATATTTAATCATTTTCACCAGACATAAAGTATAAAAACAATTAAAGAAAAGAGACTGTCTTCAAAAGTTAATCTGTGGATACTTTTTTGACAATCTCTTTTCTTATATCAAAATTTTCAACTACAAAACTTATAACTGATTATACGAATGTTATACCCGCACTTGCGAATCCTGTAATAGCAGTAGCTATATCAAAACCAGGTGTAGTCGATGAAACAACAAGTAATATCTTATCTTGTGGAGCGACCGCAATTGCTTGTGCGCTAATACCACTCGAGGTATTACCGATAGCAATAAGACCACTAAATGCTGGTGTTAATAGTAACGGTGTACCTACTGGAGTGAAAGTATTACTTGCTGCTGGTGCGCTGTACAACTGCATTTGAATTTGTATGCTTCCTATCGATAAAGCAACCGCTACAGTTACACTAAAGAATCCTGCTAACGAAGTAATTGTACCTGCGCGAGGAGCTACAAATGCGAAATCAAATACTGGAGGTACAGGGCCTATAGTAATCGGGCCACCAGGTGGGACAATTACAGGGAAGAATGAACTTCCAAATCCAAGAAGTGCTCCTGTGTTTGCTAATCCACCTAAAACAGTTGCTAATGCTACTGGTCCACCTGATGCATACGGAATAACCGCTCCAGCTCCTGTTGGACCTGTTGGGCCTGTGTCTCCCGTTGGACCCGTTGGACCTGTTGGGCCTGTGTCTCCCGTTGGACCTGTTGGGCCTGTGTCTCCCGTTGGGCCTGTTGGACCTGTGTCTCCCGTTGGGCCTGTTGGACCTGTGTCTCCCGTTGGGCCTGTTGGACCCGTGTCTCCCGTTGGGCCTGTTGGACCTGTTGGACCTGTTGGACCTGTTGGACCTGTTGGACCTGTCGCTCCTGGAGTAGCATTGATTAATTGAATTAATAAACTAAAAAGAAGTTGTAAAGTTGCAGGATCGACATTTGAGTCACAGGATACAGGGATAAGATCTAAAGCGAAGAAGAATTGTGCAAGGGCACTATAAAATTGTTGCAATAATGTTGACAATTGTCCTAAATTAGGTGCTGGAGATTGTAATAAAACTATAATACTTTGAGTTAATTGTTTCAAAAAATTAACTTCTGGGGAAGATAGTAAGGAATTTAAGAAAATTAAAAATTGATTAAATAAATTGAGTAACGCTACTCTGTTTGCATCACTTGGATTTGCAAAAAATGCTGAAATAGCTGGTATTAATGAATTTAGTAAAGTAATTAATTGACTTAATTGTTGGCTAGTAATAGGAACTGACTGTGGATTTTTACAACAATCTGCTGAAAAAACAATCGGACTGCAGTTATTATGATCAAAACAATCATTATGTTTCATTTATTTCCTCCTTATTTAATAATTTTGAGAGGATATTCTTATACTAAGAAACACTCAATTGTAATGGTGTTGAATATTTTTAAATATCCATTTTCTTAGAATAAAAATAGTTACTAATAATTAAACTATAAAAATTCAGTTTAATTACATTCACAACTCACATAATATAAGTATACGCATCTATTTATCTAGTGCTTAGATTAATTCCCTAATGAAAAAGCGTATTTTTAAAGGAATACGTTATTACTCCTATCAACGTGTTTATTTTGTCAATAAACGAAAAGGCATATTAATTTATAAGTTCAATAATGCCATTCTAGAGTAATACCAAATGAAGTTTTTTGAAAAACTTTAATCTTCACAACCTAGTTGTTTATATCATGAGTTTCTAATAATGCATTTCATTTTCCATTAAGAGCTAATCATTTTGCTTTTGCTGACTAATTATTATTTCTTTGTAACAACTTATACTCATCTTACATACATTATCTTGAATCCTTACTTTTCAAACCATTTAATTGTTCATGACTCACACACATTAACAATATATGAATGGTGTACTGATTCATAGAAGAGTACCATATAATGGTGCTCTTCTTTATTTTTTTGTAACAATTTATACTCATCTTACATACATTATCTTGAATCCTTACTTTTCGAACCATTTAATTGTTCATGACTCACACACATTAACAATATATGAATGGTGTACTGATTCATAGAAGAGTACCATATAATGCAGTGACCCCTGTCAAGTAGACAGGATTTAAAAAGCGCAACTAAGCAACCTGAGTTCTATATTTATATGGACTCAGGTTGCTTAGTTGCGCACAGCAAATTTAACCTCATCTGCTTTGCGGAAGGAATATAAATGAAAGCATTCTGCCTTAAAGTGACTGAAGAAGTTTTACATACAAGCTTTATCCCAACAATTACCTCGTCGAGACATACTTGCCTTCAGCTGATTTTTTTTAAGTAATTGATTATATTGACGAGATGTATATTGAGACCCTTGATCACTATGTAAGAGGATTCCCGTTACATTTCGTTTTTTCTTTACCTTTTTAAGTGTATCTAACACAAGCTTTAAGTCATTTCTACGACTGGTTTCATAGGTAACAATTTCATTGTTGTACAAATCCTAAATAGCTGATAAGTACAGGCGTTGCCCATTGAAAATCAAGTAGGTTATATCCGTTACCCATTTCTCATTTGTTTTTGAAGCTTGAAAGTCTCTATTTAGATGGTTATCTGAAATCACATATGCCTCTTTTTTTCCTAATTACGGCTTTGATGCCTAATTGATTCATCAATCTTTGTATGCGCTTATGATTCAAATGAAGGTTATAGGTAATTTTCAGCCACACTTGCACTCCTCTATTTAATGTTTAACTAAGAATTATAGAAAAAGTCCTTTTCTCTACTTTACATACACATAGGCTTCATTTGCAGTTACATAGTATGTTGTGCCTTTACTGTTGTGTACTTTGTATTGTGGTGAACCATTAACAGATAATTTAGCATCAATAGTAAATCCAAGTCCTTCATCTACGGTTCCTGCTACATCTTTGTCAGACCAAGAAGCAGAATCATAAAAACGAAGGTTGTCCACTTTAGAAACAACACGTTTACCTTCTACAGAACTTGAAGCAGAAGTTTGTTCCCCTTGATATTTAATGTAAGATGGGTTGTTATAAATCCATTGGTTACCACCAAGATTTAACCAATCACCTTGTTTTCCCCATACTTGATATGCTTCTCCTTTATTTAATTGACGAATAACACCATGATTTGTTGATGGTCCACTTCTTAGGTTGACGTTAAATCCTTCAATATAAGCTACTCCTGTTGTGCCTACAACGTTTGGAGATGGCTCTTGTGGTTTTGGTTTAACTGTAACTGTTGCGCCTTCATACGCCTTTTGTACGTCCGCTCTGAATTGTGATTCTGATACACCATGACTGCGAAGATAATCAATCGGATCTTCATGGTCAGTTCCACCTAATTTGTAAGTAATATCTTTATGTGTCCATAAACCTTTGCTTGGATGAATCCCTCTATCTTTTAAAATCTTAGCTAATAGTTTTACATAACGCTCGTAAGAAGATTTAAATTTATCTGGGTTGCTAGTTTCAGAAAGTTCTACGTGAACAAATCTTTTATTTGCAGATGGTCCAGCACCGTAAGCAATATATTTTGTATCAGCAATTTGAATTGTTTCGTTCCAATCTACAGCATAATGAACAAATGCATTTCTCCATGTTCTAGCTTCGTAATTTCTAATATTAATTGCTGGTGCTTCTGGTGTTGCAGTACTATGTGCAACAACGCCTTCATAGGCGCCCACACCGTAGCGATATGCCTGTTTCGGTAAGTCTTGGATGATTAGTACTCTATCAGCAAATGAAGCCGTAGCAAACGAAAATAAGAGTAATAGAGTCATAAATAATGAGCTAAATAGTTTGATTGTTTTTTTCATTGTGTATTTTCCCCTTTTTGCCAAACAAAAAGAGCACCGTCTTTTGACAATGCTCTCCTTATGTAAGGCGTGTATTTTTTATTTGGTATTATGTTTTTCTTTTCTTGCATCACTTCTTTGGATTTTTGCTTGAATTTCGGATGCTACACTTTCTAATAACCATGCAGGAATCCATTTTTCCCAGCCAATTCGTGCACAGTTTGCTGCGAAACTATTAAAAATGTGGTAGCTCAATCCACCGACTACCATGAAGAAAAAGAAATCAGGTAGTTTAAGAGCAATATCAAATAAATGTGCAAGGGCTGGTAATGATAAAAGCACCACGGTTCTCGTGATGCCCTCAATTCCATATTGTGATGAGTATGTTCCATCTAGTTTTGAAGCCTTACTACCAGTAATCCAGTCGAGCATAATAATCCAGCAGTAAATTGAAATCCAAATTAAATTAGCTTTGCCGTAGAGTAAATTAATTATTGTTCCTAATCCACCACCGATAGCACCACCTACTTTAAATTGAGTACTTGTAATAACATCGCTTATATTCAATGCCTTGATGAGTTCGTGAATTCTTTCCAAGTTCTCACCTCCTTTCAAAATTAAGTCAAAATAAAAAAGCCTGCTGCAGCACGCTCAATTTCGATAAAGTTATATGTTCATTTTCTTCCATGCATATTCTAGTGGTTCAGTTCGTGGCGGTTTCATTACTTCTTTTTCAGAAGCACCTCCCTTACCTTGAGATAAATTGTGCATAACACCTTGACGGGTAGAAATCTGTCTAATACCTGTTCGAATCCAATCATCGGGATTTAAAATAACCCCTTGATGTTTGAGAAGTTGCCTAACTCCTGTATGTGAAAAATCAATTGGATTCACCTCAATTATGTTTTAGATGAATATTAAAATACATTGGTTCAAATGCTAGGAAATTTGTATCCTTCACAATCTTTACCCAAAAATCACGCGTGCTTTGTGCAGCTACGGAATCAACTTGTATTTCATTCAAATAGTTAATACCATCTAATGAAATAAGCGCCCAAGTGTAACCGAATTTCTCCATGTACTGTTGAATGGATAGTTTTATATTTGTAGCAGCACCTATGTTGTCATTTACGATTGTCATTTTTACAATACGCTCATTATTCAGCATGTAACCTAAATTCGTTGGATCCGTTGTATTTAATTCTGCGCTATTCATTTTGATTTGTAGGGATGAACCCATATAATACATATCTCCACCATAGAAAGTAGCTTGTTTCTTTGCTAGTAGTTCATTTTCTTTATCATATATTTCTATGATTCCCTCAAACTCTAAAGAAGGAAGTAGAATATCAATGCCTGTATGAGCTGCAGCTACGATGTTAGTAGAAAGGGTATTATCTGCAGTATCTTTTAATACAACCTTATAATTTTCATATAGTTGGCGCAGACGTAACATATTGCTTGTTGTCATAATAATTTTATTGATATCTAGCGGTATAAATCCCTCTGCAGTTCCTCTTTTTAAAACAACACCAATTCTTTTTGCTGCTACTGAGTCGTTATCCGCATAATCAAAAAATGTATCTGTCTTTGTGTAAAAGTCCCATTGATTTTCCTTACAAATTGCCATCCACTCTTTATTGCTTTGCGAACCATTAGCAGCATAAGATTCAAGGAATTCAACCTTATTCTTTTCATTTTGATAGATCAGTAAGCCGCCTTCATCTCCTTCTTTTGTAGGAGCATAATCCGCAATAACCTGGATTGCAAAGTTACTTTGTGGTTTATCGATTAAAAGCATAACGTCTTTATCTGCAGAATGATTCATACGTAAGAATCCTTTTTGAACAGCATTGTTAAATGCATTTGATGGTGACATAATCCATTTGGGATTTATAGAATCAAAATCATCTACAAATAGTTTTCCACTTTCTTTTTCATACAAGGATACTTTAGGCTTTTTGATTGAATCTGGTGATAGTAATTCTCCACCTAATACGTCAATAGCATCTATAATATTTTCTTGAGCTTCAATTACAACTGTATGAATACCTGCTGAAAGATTTAATTTCTCATATGCTAAACATTGTTGTAATGGAGATTTAGGAGAAATTGTGTAAGTTTCAGAAGAACCGTCTATTGTAATTTGTATTGGATATCGATAACTTGAGTAATTATTGTGTTCTGAAATAACTCGAATTCCAGTTCCCGAAAATGCAAACTCACAGGTGAAAGGTTCGTTACCGTGATCACTATTATGAAAAGATACTGTATTGTTAAAGTAACCCTTAGAGTTTGCTAGATGATTCCAAGTGCCTGTATATTTAATATTACTATCCGTATCATCAAACCGTTTCCACCCTGGTTCCGGTTCTTTTAATACATCACCAACTTTAGCGCCTAAATCTGCGTAATCAATAGCAGCTAAAAATGTATAATAAATTCCAGGTGTTCCTGGTGGTAGAGCGGAACCTTTTGCTGTAACAGTAACGATATGCTCACTTTTCACTAAATCTAGTTTTTCAAAACAAACATGGAAAGAACTAGAAGTAGCGGGAACTGAGCCAGTAAACTTAGTTCCATCAATACTGACTTCAATGTTAAATTTGTGTTCATGCCACTGTTTAAGCATTATGCGTAAAGATGTTCCGGTAAACTTAAACGAAAATGTGCGGCCCTCTTCTCTCCCTACAAACCAGGCACTTGCATCAATAAGATTTTTATCATCGCCCACTACATCCCATCTTCCAGTTTGTGCAGCAGGAGTTCCGTATAGTGGCATATCGTAAAAAAAATTACCTGGACCTACATTTGCTAAACTGCAATACTTTCGTGTCCAACCGGATTCTGGGTTTAGTAGACTTTTTCCTAATTGATTGGCCATTGTATCCTCTCCTACTTATCTTGTTTTTTTCCAGTTTGAATTTGTCCACCAAGATTGACGGCTATGACGTAGCCATAACTTCGGATCATCATTTTCTTTTTCAATCACTATTAATTCATCTGGTTTTTCTGTATCTAGTACTCTCTCCATTTTGAATCGTTCATTATCCTCTAGAACTGATTCTCGTTCTGGTGTACGTTCAAATCGTTCATATTCCTCTGTAACGATTTCTAATTCATGTTCCCTATCAAATGTATCTACTTCGTTAGCCACGGCTTCTACACTAGCCTGTCGCTCTAATAACTCTTGTTCACTAACGATTGCATATTGTTCAGATTCTCTTGCTGCATGTACAGTTTCAATTACATTTGTATCTGTTGTTATAACTTCTTTATCGGCTGGTGTTATATCAGAGATAATTCCGCCATCAAATTCACGTATACTGGTAAAGGCTTCTTGCTCTGTAATAAGAGCTTGTTGTGTATCCTGTTTATAAGAAATATCTAATGATATATGTTCAGCATCTAAGATAATTGGAACAATGTTAGAAGCGACTTCTTCAATTACTGCAGTTGTATGTTCTTTTATTGCTTTTTCAGATTCAATTGTTTGATCTAGTTTCATCTGCATCAGATTTAATGATTTAGATGAATCATTAAGTAAGGTAATTCGTGTTTCTAGTTCTTTTTGAACACGGCCGAACAAATCGAATTCTGGAAGATATACAGGAATACCAAGGCCCTCAAATAAATCAAACTCTTCTATGTTTGCTTGAAATTCTTTTTCTGTTTTATTGGCAACTTCATCAGTATCTACATGTGTAATAATTAAGCGTTCTTTGAATCCGAATGAAGAAATTTCATCTACATGTGTAAGTATTGCAGTATCTTCCTTATCCGCTTGATCCAGTCCAACTACAGTTGCTTGCAACTCATTTTTCACTTCTGCAAAAGTAACGTCTGGCGATGCACCTTGTAATTCTTTTAAGATACGATGAGAATAATCTGCATCAGTAATATCGGCATGTATTTCATGTAACCTCTCTGCTTCTTCTGCGACAATTGTCTGTATCACGAATATGTTTTGCGATTTATTCGCATCATCAGTTCCGGAAATATCTTTAACAGATAATACCCGTGAAGCATTTTTAACTTCTTGTCCTACCTCTATAGCTGCAGTAAATACATTTTCTTTATGTGCGAATTCTTGTTGATCGGCATAAACAGAATCAAGTGTTTCTACGATACGTTCAAATGCGTGTGTTGTATCTACATTCGCATACCGTGCTTTTGTTCTTGTAAATGATGCAGATTCATTTCTTTCAGTATCAAATACATTTATTTTCTTGCTTACTTCATTACTTGCAATAACATCTGCAGCAAGTTCCTTTGTTCGAATAGAGTGATCCAGGTGAATTCGCTCTACATCTATGTCACGAATTAAATACGCGCTTTCTATATTTTCATAAGGGAGCAGGTTCACGCTTTCTATTTCTTCTAAGCGGTTCGATTCATATTGTGTAGCAACAGAGGTTTCAATGTCTCTTTGCATACGAGCAAATAAATCATAATCCGGAAGATAAACCGGTATACCCATACCATTGAACAAATCAAATTCTTCTATAATCCCTTTAATTTCTCGCTCTTTTGCACCAAATTCGAATTGTGCCGGAGCATGAAGAAGTATTTCTTTTTGCTGTATATCACCAGTTTCATTTTCGGCAATGGATACAGGTAATATATTCGGAACTGCAGTAGATAAAGTAACTTCTGCATGTGTAGCTTTTAGCTCCCTGGTAACAATCTCGCTTGTTTCATTATGCATTGATACAGCTTCATAATCCGTTGTAACTCTGTCGGCCATAAGGTCATTATAAAAACCTTCACCGTATACAATACGCGCAACATTTACCCATTCTGGTAATACTTCCACACCTGCAGCGAATTCACGTAATTTCCCCTTTAGTAAATCATGCTTTATGATCGGTGCAGCTTCATATTCATTCGTTATAAGACTTGTTTCATCAGAAGCGTGTACCATTGCCTCTATCTCGTTTGGTTTTTCGCTCTCTACCCCTTCGATATGGTTTATATCGAAAATTCGTCTATGTTGTTGCGATGCTTCTGCAGAAATTAGTTGAACAGAAATACTGTCCATTCGTTGGGAATGCTGCATTTCAATGTTGGCCACATTTATATTTCGATTTAAATCAATATCAGTTGTATTTGAAATGTAGGCTTCTACCTCTATTTGTCGCAATGCATTCTCTACTACTTCTGTTAAAATCCCTGTTGCTCTTACTTTTGTGGCGGTTACTCCTGTGTTATCTTCTTTAACAGCCTTATATCTCGCATAAGGAGCAATGCAAATTGGATAATCACCATCATTTTTGTTTTCTGTATTTGCTGGTGTAATAGAAAAAGAATAAACTTTTTCATTCTGATCTGGTCCAGAACCAACTACAACAACATGACTTTTTTCTTTGGTACATATAGAAGGGGAAGCAATAGAATAAACTTTTTCACTCATTCTTCTGCTACCCCCTTATGCTTAAATATCTTCTTTGTAGATCGCTAAACCAATTGGATTAAATGGTGTTGCTTTCGCTTGTGTCATAGGACAAACCGGCGTTGTCGGTAATGTGTAGCGATATAATTGAGCCATTTCATAAGCTCCTGTGATTTCAGAACCAATAACCGGTGCTTCGTTAAATGTAACGGTCTTATCTTCTGCATTGTATACATAATCTGTTTTTTCTACTTCTTTACATGAAATGAATAATCTTAACGTTTCGCCCTTTGGCTTATGTTCTAAATGAAATACTTTACGGTGTCCGTCACCTTTTCCAAGTACTTCATCTACAACTGTTTTTTCAATTTCTAGCTCATCGGCTTGTTGGATGTTCTTCGGATGTACTGCATATACATCATCCAGCTTTCCAACATAGCCATCATTTGGATGCACAATATAAATTTGAGATAAATGATATTTACCACTATAAACCGATGGATTAAAGCGTCCTTGTCCACTATCTACTGACATATCATGAGTAATGAAAGCTAAATAATGATGCTGGTACATGGCTCCTGTACTTGATTGTGATAATTGAACCGTTTCGTTTCCGTTTGATGTATCAGAACCGTAATCAAGTGGCGCATTACCAATTTTCTTATTTGGTGAATATACAAATTGGTCGCCTGGTCTGCAGCCGCTTAAAATAATCATGTTTTTTCTTGGTGCAACATCGAATGTATATAATTTCCCGATATACAACGGAACAAATAATGCACGAACTGGATTTGGTGTTGGATCTACACGCATAAACATAATTAATCGGTCCTTGTTTGCGTTCCCATACAGATAAACAACAGAGTCGCGATTTAATTCTTTAGAGAAACGCTGCTCCGGTGTAAAACTAATTGATGTATAAGGGGATGGGTTCACAAAATTGATCGTAGAATATACTTCGCCCATAATACTTTCCATCTTTTGTACATCGAAACTTGTTTTTGCTGTTAATGTATCCAGTGTTCCGTCTTCTTTTGGTAATAAGAAATAAATACCGCTAATCTTAATTGTTGTATCTGCTGCAGGTGCGGTTTTAAATACAATTTCCGTTTCAGTGAACGAATACTCGCTAGGATCAACAATAGTATTATCCTTGTAAACTACGGTCCTGCTTTCGTCAAAGTTAGTGAATGGCAATGCGAAGTTCTTTTTCGTTCCATTTCCATTTCCTAATTCCCCTGATTTATCACCGGAAAGGATCTCTTTTTCAATAAAGTATCGATTAAAAGTAAATAGCAGCATGTCATTGTTTGGCTCGTATGTGTTGGTAGCTAATCTATATTCGCATGTTACTTTATCGCCTTTTGCAATAGCGGTAGTAAATGTTACTTTTCCTGTAGTTGCATCCACCTTATATTTACTCTTCTCTTGTTCAAACCCATTTACATATACAATGACAGAAGGGCCAAGAACAGGAGAAACAGGGATAGAGAAGTCTTTCTTCACTCCATCTCCCATCCCTAATTTACCTAGTGGAGAATCTGCAGAAATAAACCGGCTATCAGTGAAATCAGAATCAGCAGTGTCATACGCATTTGCTATACCGAATCTTCTGCGTTCTCCATCACTTCCTAATGATTCAAACAACCTTACATCAATAAATTTTGAAATGCCGCTCTTAATTTGGAAAAATAGCGTTCGTTTCCAACCGTTATCAGCAAATAGTTTTTCTAATTCTTGCGGTAATGTTTGTAAATATACGACTTTATCAAACCACATATATGTACACTCCTTTATACTGTTTTCTCAAAAATACCTAATCCAGCAGGACGGTAGGCCGTAGCAGGTCTTTTTGTAATTGGTGAAATAGCATCTACATTAAAGAATTTGTAAATGTCGTGCGAATCCGGACAAGTATTCTTTCTAACTTTTAATCTATCGCCATTTAATAGACCTAGTGGAGACAATAGGATCATATAAGGTAAATATCCACGTACACCTTCATCTGGATGAACAATATAAGCGCGTGAAGTATGTACTTTATTGCTATAAACAGACGGGTTAAATTGATATTTGTATTCGTCATTATCTTGTGATTGCCATGCTAGTGAATATTGACCGCCATCTTTGCCAACGCGATCTGGTGGCATTGCATTAGGTGCTACATTCCAAGCAATAAAATGAGCCTGGTACCTTGCTCCTAATCGTGAACGTTTAATAATTACGTTATCAATACCGTTACCAGGAGAACGTGGATAAGACTTCATGACAGGCATGTAGTTTTCTACATTTCTATATGGTTTCGTGTCGTTAAAATCGAATTTGTGTGATGCTGCTTCGTTCCCGGTATCAAATGCGGTTCCTGCCCATAATGCATCCCCTAATGTATCATCGTTAGCGTAACTTTCTAATTGGCCCATATAAAGCGGCGTAACTGGAACTACATTGTTTTCAAAAGCTGGTGTATTATCTGCTTGTATTAACAAAACAACGCGACTTTCATCAACTTGGCCATTAATTCGTACCAATGAATCCGGCCACCAATTTGTTTGAGCATCGGCACCTTGTAGATTTGTATTTCTTAATGTTATTTTTATCCAAGGGGACATCATTACTTGTGTTTCTGCTTCATCATAGGAATATACCTTGTATGAATCCCCCTTTTCAGGGTACTTTTTAATAATATTAATTTTAGTTAATTCTACATCTAATAATATTTTTTCAAATTTATTAGATTCATAAGGAAGAACAAGTGCACTCTCATCTGCAACGCTTGGTTCTTTTTCAATCATATAAACATAAAAACAAGAACGATCCCTGCCACTTTCTAGACGTTTTTTACCGTCTTCGGCAAAAGCCTTCTTTCCTTCTTCATTTGTGAAGTTGTATTTAATCTCTGACTTTTTAAGTGACCATTTTGAAATTTGAGCAATCCCATAAATAGAACCGCTATTGTTCTTCACTAACATGTGTTTACTCATGCCAAATTCAAATTTTGTATCATCGTCAGATCTCTGTTCCATATCTGGATAAACAGCTCTGAAAAATGATTTTACTTTCTTCCATCCGTTAGCAATTACCAATTTAACAATTTCATCTTGGAATTCGCCTTCTGTATACATTTTTTCAACGTATGCCATCTATTTCACGCCCCTAATCTCTTAATAGTTGGTAATTAAGCCATATAGCTTTTTTCTCTGCAGATGCATTATGGTATTCAAACTTTAGTTCTGCATTAGCAGGTATAGGTTTTACAATGGAAAAATTAAATCCCTCCGGCACGTCTTTTACATAAACCTCTTTAAATACTTGTTGGCCATTAACAAATAAATTCCAGTAGTCCGAATCACTGTAATGTGAAGCAGCAACAGAAAAGGCAATCATTTCTGTTTCGAATGGTAATGAAAACTTATCTACATGAATTTCATCATGAATACCAACTCTTCGCCCTTGTATAAATGGCTCTGTTTTTGTTGGGAAGTAAGGTGCGTCGAATCTTCCACCAGCCATATAGGTAACAGCAAAACTCATCAATACGCCCCCTTATCTTAAAAAGTGCAATTCAAACCAAACTGTTTTATCAAGAATTCCTTGGTTATGGAATCGAAATACAATTGTGTCTCCTGCTTTAACCGCTTTATAAACCATAAAGTGCATCCCTTCCGGAAGTCGCTTTGTATAAATATCTTGGCAAACGATTTGTCCGTTTACGATTAAATCCCATTTATCATCTAATTCGTAAATGGAAGAACTAACACTAATTGCGTAAATCTCCATATCTGCAGGTAATGTATATTTCTTTTCATCGGTTTTAAACGATGTAGAATCCATAATGAAACCAGGTATGAATGGTTCTATTTTAGTTGGATGAAAAGGTGGATCTAATCGGCCACCGGCTAAATATGTTGTTTCAAACAAGAGCAATCACCCTTTTTCTTGTATTAAAAAATTCCCGTGCATCATTACGACACATCGGGAATTGGTAAATCAGATAGCATACCGTTACCTTTATTAAGAAGTCGCGGCTGCACACGTTCCAATTGTTTTTGTGCATTATATATTAATTGTATCTCCATCTCTTTTCCGGTTACTTTATGGGAGATAAGAACTTTTTCTAACATGCCTTGTGCATTAAAAGCTAAATCGTAGTGTAAGTATTTATCTCCATCGACTGCAGATAAACGAGCACCGTCACGAATAAGCGTATAGCCTTCGGTCATGCCTTCTTTAAATACATCATTTGGATCATTCCCAGGCATTGGTTTACCACCGGTATATATTTGCCTATCGATTAATCCTTTCATCAAATACATAATCGGATCATATAAGTTTTTTTGCATTATCATAGAATCACCCCTAGTTCACCCTCGTAACAGACCATGTTTTGGCTGGACGTTGGATATAATAGTGATTTGCGTCTTGATTTACCCGAGGAAATGATAAATCTGGTAAAGAACCATAATCAAACAAGATATTATTCTTCGTATCCAGTACTTGCAAACGTCCTGTAAGAATCCCTTTTGGGTTTCGTACTGCTTCAAATACGATAATATTCACGCCGTATTCAAGTGGAATATCAACATACGTCGGATTGTTCCGGATGAAATAATTTTCTTCGATTAATTTATCATTACAGTAAATATTTAATAAATCGCCATCCTCTAAATCCCAATCCCAAAGTTTTAAACGTAATGTATCTACATTTACTGTAATACCGGTTATATCTGTATAAGGAGCAGGTTCATACCCATAGTTAACAGTTAAATCTAAAGTTTGATAGAATCCATCGTCTGCAGAAATCATTGTATTAATCCCTTTAACAAAGTAATTCCACTGTTGACCAGAATCTCTATTGTAAACAGAAATAACATCAAATAATTGAATCCTTGGATCACCAACTACTGCTACTGTTAATGTTCTGAACTTCTGAATTGTTTTTAAATGATAAGCTGCAGCAACCGCTCTTCTTGCAAAGAACGTTGTCGCCCAGGGAACTTCTATCATTTCCTCTCGTAAATCACCCTGCGATACATTTTTTAATAGAAACGAATTAAGAAATCCGTTTGCGTAATCTCCACATTTAACAACAATACTGTTACTTATATCCTGGTCAGTTAGCTGCATATCTAAAGAGATAAGATTTTCCCCTTCTCTAAAACTAAACTTTGCAGGTTCATTAATTGCATAATCTGGCATTTTCATAAATGTACAACTTCCGTCTGGTTCGTGTTTAATGTAGTGGAATGTTGTATCTATAATATCGCGAACAATTTCATCCCATTTTTGAAATCTTTTACCGGTTGCTCCTTCAACAATCCAACTTTGATTGGTTCCAGGAATATTTACTCTGTTACCATGAAGGACAACTCCGGCTTTTTGGAAGAAGAACTTCACAACATCATAAACATTACCGGTAGGTGCAACAATTTCATCTGATCCAGGTGTTGGGATTACTGATTTATGTAAAACCTTCTTATAGGATGTAGTGCAGGTAACTGAAATCGTGCCACTTTCGGCATTTACCTTTACATCAGATACAAAACCATGTATATACGGCAAAGCTTCTTCACCGTAGCCAATAGACACTTTAAATTCAGTCTGCGGATATAGCTGGTTTGTATTTGTTACCTCACTGTTATAAAACCATTCCGAAATAGAAGAGAACTTACCATACCAGTTATCAGGAGCCATTTGACCGTATTCATTCGCAAAGGTAATAGTAAATGTACTAGCAAACTGATCTGCGTTCTCCTGCACTTCTAAGCCTATTACACGGTGTTGTATTTGTACGTAAGAAGAAGAGTCTCTTCTTTTCATATAAACAATTAAATTAGGGGAGTTATTCCCCACTTGGAAATAGCTCCCCAACATTCTAATTAAAGAAATAGATCCTTCTCTCACATCCCATCAACTCCTACTCCTGCTTGTGACATAGATATTAATTTACATTTTGCTATGACTAGCGTTCCTTTTCGTATTGCATCTACTTCATTCGGCGGAATAATACCCCCGTAGGTACCGTAATCACCTGTAATAATATGAGGACGGTATATTTCCCTCATGAAATCACGCCAATAACTGATATCTTTGAATAGAGCCGTGAATTCAACTTCACAGCCTTTATTCCCCGCACTCTGGTAACGAGGATATCCGTGCATGACATTATAAGTTTTTAAGCCGTCTAGTGATTTCGGTAATTTTGTTTGTTCAATCTTTTCGATATTAGGTACATGCCCAAAAGCATAGTAATGTACGTCGCGTATATATGCTACATCAGAAGATCCATAACCGATTGTTGTAAATTCAATCGTTTGTGGACCTGCACCTACAAAGATTTCTCTCGCTTCCCAATCATAAGGACCTCGCGCTCTGAATCTCTCAATCCCATTAACCCGAACAACAAAGTATTTATTTGGTAGCATTCCATCAGAACCAATAGGAACCTGGGACAAAAACGAAAAGTTATATGTCCCTGGCCATGAGAAATCAATGGTATATCTTATTGTGTCTTTTAACTCTGCAGCCTTTCCTAAGAGATGGTATGAACCAGCTCTTCTATGCAATGTTTTTAATATACTCATACATTTCGCACCGCCATTCCCATTAGATCATCAGCAACTACGTTTTGTAGCAGCTTTCTCATTTTTACAAAGTCGTCTGCAGATTGTAGTTTTTCAACAGCGACTTTAAATGTAGCATTTTGAATTGTTACGCCATTATCCGTTTTCTTCTCAACGTGGGTTTGTCCAGCAAATGGATGTGCAGTTTTACCAATTAAATCAGCAGAACGTGCGCCCATTTGTCCAATTTGATTAGATACATCGGTCACTAGTTTCATTGGTTTAGGTGGAACGACAGCTTTATTTAATAGTTCAGAAGCTTTGTCTACTGCAGGAATCATTTTTTCCATCCCTACACCAAGACCTTCTGTAATATAGCCCCCGTATTCCATCATTAACCGGGATGGGCTTCGGATACCAAAGAACTTCAATACGGCTTTAGGTATTCCCGAAACAACGCCTTTAGCTTTTTTTACAAGCCAATCTGCCATGCCGGACATACCTTCACCGATACCTGCGATAATATCTTTTCCCCAACTAATTGCATCTTTTGCTACATTTTTTACTATAGAACCAACCTTACTAAATACATCTTTTACAGTATCTACAACCCCTGTAAATGCACCAGTGATTGCTTTCTTTATAGTTTTAAAGCTACTAACAATAAATTCTTTTATACCGCCAACAACATCGGTTATTGTGTTATATAATTTGTTGAAGTTAGTAATTACAAAACCAACAAATTCACGTACTGCACTAATGATTATGAACTTTATAAAATTCCATGCCGCTTGAATAAAGTTTTTAACTGCATTCATCACGGAAGTAATTATGTCTTTAATGAAGTTGAATGCTGTTTGAACAGTATTTTTAATGAAATTCAATACAGTAACAAATACTGTTTTTATAAAATTCCATGCTGCAGAAATGATAGTTTTAATAACATTCATTACTGTTGAAATCACATTTTTTATGAATTCAAAAGCAGCACGAATAAATGTTTTTAAGAAATTAAGTACAGTGGTAAAAATCGTCTTAATGATATTCCACGCTGTACGGAATATAGTCTGCCATAATTTAACGGCTGTTAGGAATAGAGTCTTATAGAAGTTAAAAGCGCCTACTAAAATAGTTTTGATTAGGTTTAAAGCGAAAGAGAATACAGCTTTAATTGCATTCCAACCAAAGGTAATTATATTTTTCATTAAGCTAAAATAAAATTTAACTACTTTTACATAACCATCCCAAGCTTTAGAAAATATTTTACCTATGAATGACATTGCAGAACTGAATACCTTTTTCGTGCCTTCCCAAAATCCAGAAAAGAACTTGGACAACCCATTCCAAGCGGATTTTGCACCTTTAACAGTTGCATCCCAACCTTTAGAGCAGGCATCACCAAGCCATTTAACTGCTTGTTTGGTGTATTTAACAATGTCATCCCAATTTTTATAAATTAGATATACTAATCCTACAATTGCTAGTATGGCGATCGTCCAAGGATTCATCAGTAAGGTCATCATGGATCTGCCCAACAGCGCTAGAGCTTTCCCAATTCCACCAAACATACCGATAAGTTTAGGGCCGACTTTAAGAATGCCTGTAAATAGCATTGGTACTTTAGTAAGTATTGGTACTAGGAACCTTAATGAACCAACAAATGCACCTACTCCACTTGTCATAAAGCCCATCATGGCGACTAGTGGACCTAATACAGCAACCATACCTAAAATTGCTACGATACCAATTTGAATTGGCTTAGGAATAGAACTAAAAGCCTTTGCAGCAACTTCTACTGCTTTAATGATTGGAGGAAGAGCAACTTCTGCAATGTCTAAAATGGCTTGTCCTAACGGTTCTAATGATGCCATTGTAGTACGAGCAAGTTTCTGCCAACGAACACCAAAAGCTTCTTGCTGCGTTTTCTGCATTTTTTTCATGCTGCCATCAACGTTTTGTAATGCACCATCAGCGTTATTTAGCCCTAATACAGCTTCTGCACCCATGTCTTCCCATTTTGTACCGAATACAGCAACACCAAGCTGGTTTGCTTTTACTTTATCGTCCATCTTACCTAAATCACCTAAGACGGCATTAAATACATCTGCAGAAGTTCCTTTACCTTTATTGAAATTGTCCCAAACCTTTTGAGTTTCTGGGCTCATTTCTGCAAAGGCTTCTGTTACACCTTTTGACCCATCTTGTACACGAATACCGAATTCTTTCACAAGATCGTTTATGTAATCGAGATTATATGAACCATCTTGCGTTCCATTTGCCATAATGGTAAACATCTCTTCTGCAGAAAATCCTGCTTGTTTAAATAAAGGCGCGTATTCGGAAATGTTATCAAACATTTCATTTGAGAAGTTTAAGCCTGCTTGTCCACCAGAAGCTAAAAGGTCAAATGTCTCTTTTGCATCTAAACCGAACTGATTCATAAGCTGTCCGGCCCCTCGTGTAACCTCATTCACATCCGTGTCAAAAGTTTTCGCAAGAGTCATAGCGTTCTGCGTAGCTCCCTGCATTTCATCGAAAGAAAGATTCTTCATGTTTTGACTTACTTGTATTACAGCTTCATCAACTTCTTGAATACTTTCTCCAAATCCATCTTTCCAGGTATCTTTTGCAACATTACCAAGCTCTTTTGTAGCTTCTTTTGATAAACCAAGTGTAGATTCTAGCTTTCTATTAGACGCATCAAAATCAGACGCTACTTTTACAGCAGCAGCACCAATACCAGCTAAAGGCAATGAAACACCTGCAGTCATATTTGCGCCTGTTTCTTGCATCTTACTACCTACATGGCTAATTGATTCCCCTGCTTTTTGAAACTTATCATGCATTCCATTTGCAGTTTTTTGTACACGATCCTCGAATTGTTGTAAATCTTTATAAGCGCCTTCTGCTTTAATACCAATCGTTCCGAACAGTTGGAACATTTCAGCTAACATTTACGCACCCCCTTTCACGGGGCCGATAACCATTTTATTCTTCATCGTCTTCTTGGAAGTGAGCCATGATTTGAGCAACATGCGCTTCACACTCTTCTTTCGTCCATACTTCACCCATTTCATAAGATGATTCTTTATCGTCCTGGGTGTCAGTTAGTCCAAAGGCTTGAAGATAATCATTAAAAGTAGTACCTTCTTCAAGTTGGCGAGTTTGAAAGCCAATGAACGCCATCTTCTTCCACTCATTTAGTTCTTCTTGTTGCTCTTCTCGTGCAATTAAAGAAAACAGGTCCATTAAACGCGAATACGGTATGGATAAGACATAATCATCTGTCCATCCATACCGTTTTTGGATCTTATCGAAAGCACGTAACATATTTTGTTCGGCTTCCTCTAAATTTTCATCTGAATTTTCATTTACGCTAGGTTCGGCGCCGCTGCTGATTGGCTCCATTTCTCGCTCTGAACTTTCACGAGTCCCTTGACCTGGTTGAAAAAAGTCATTAAGTCTTCACTTTCTAATAGGCCCTGTATAACAGCAACCATTGCTCCCGGAGGGAACTGTCTAAATTCTTCTGCTTTCACTTTTAATAAACTAGCAAAGAACTCTGTAAAATCATCCTCACAAGCAGGGATCATCGTTAGAACACGGAAAGCAAATTCTAATCCTTTTTGTTGCTGCTTTTCTTTAAGTGCAACTAATTGCGCTTGTTTTTCTTCTTCTGGAAGAGATTCTGCTGCTTTAGTTAGTTCATCCATTGCTTGCTTATCCTTGCCGAAATCTGCAAAGTTAACTATTGCGTTGCGTCCAACCTTCGAAATAATCTTAGCGAATCGCCAAACGTCCGTTACATTTAATCGTCGCATTGTTACTTTTTCACCTAAGATTGTAATTTCTGTACCGGTATTCATCATTTTTTCTAATATAGAAGTCATTTTGTCCGCTCCTTTTTTGTATTCAGCTCGTTTTATGCAATAGAAAACCGACTACCATTTATGCGGTAGCCGGTGCTTTTTGTACTGTTACTTTCTTTTTCTTTGGTAAATAGATTTCGTATGGTGGTGTAGTTGGTGCAGATTCACTGTAATGACCGATAAATTTACATTTCAAACCAACCGTTCCTTTACCGTCTTTTAGATCTACTTCAATAGATGAAACTACCATTGCATTACGAATTACAAAAATGACTGGTAGCTCACTACCCGAAATCATACCAATGAGTGCAATATCATGATAGTTTGAATCCGGAATATCATTTGAAGGTTTCATAATATCGTAATCTGTTTCAGTTGTACTATCTACCGTCATCCCTGGTAAAGCTAACTGCAGGTTTTCTTTTGTAAACTCTACTAATGTAAGTTCTACATGCGGTTCATCTTTTAATAACCACTTACCACGCACCATTTTACCTAGTACACCATCAATATCTGCATCATAATACTCACGATCAAAACCAACTTTTGTTCCGCCTGTAGTCGCTCCTACAAGCTCACCTAATTCTTTTACACTTTTAAAACCTTTGTACATGACACCAGGGCCAATAACAAAATTATCTGTAGTCCCTTCACGGACACCATTAATTAATTTCCAGCTCATTTGTCCTACCCCCTAATACAAGTCCGTTCGCATGGTTCGGACAAGAAATTTTGCATTTATATGAATGATAGATGGGTCTTCATCCGGTACTGGCAGTTTACCTGCACGATGTATAGAAAGTATTCCATCATCTTTTAAACCAACTTCTCTATCTAGTAACTTTTCAATACGTGTAGCAATTAACTTTGCCTTATCATAATCCCCATTACCACAATACACATCGAAATTTAGAATCATACGATCTATAATTTCAACATCATCGGGATTATCTGCTTCAATTCTCATAACTACATAAGGCATTTCCATATCATCTTGTGCAGTTTGAAATGAAAGAGCAGGGCCTTTGTCCTCGCCTTCACCATATTCAGATAGATTAGCTTTTATTATTTCATCGTTCTCTACAAGTATTCTAATAGCAGCAATAGCATTAGACATCTATTACCCTCCCATCATTCTCTTAAGTTCTCTACGTTCTTTTTCAAACGCTTTTAATAGGAATGGACGGGCTTCCATATGACTTGTACCAGTTTCAAGCCATATGGCTTTCTGCAAGTCGCTTCCTACTGCACCCAATACCTCTGATTGTGACCGTTTAACATTGTATTTAATCGAATTTAACAAGTCACCGGTACGAACAGCAGGAGCTTCACCTGGTTTAGAAGCAGTATATTTACGACTCGTATGAGGTATTTTGTATTGTTTACCGCTACGGCTACCCGTGAGATTCTTCTTCACTTGATTTTGTAAATGAATAGATGCTGCTGTGACTTTTTCAACACACATAGCGTTAATATGCGTCTTGATTTGCTCCATATTGCTTGAATACTCAATTTCTACTGAATTAGCCATATAGAATCATACCTTTTCGCAATAAATTTCAATGTGGTGATTCATAAACGCAGGATTACGCGGTTCGCCTTTTACTTCAAACATATAATCAACGCCTAATTCTTCATTTTTGAAATGAATACGATCATTAGGCTTAATTTTGTAAGAAGCAGGTGCATATATCTTAAAGGTTGTATCAAAATTTTGTTTATCACGCTTAAACCTCTCATTATCAGCAGCAGAATTAGTAGTTACACGACAAGTCATATTCTCATAAATGTCTTCTTCTGTTTCTGCATAATTACCAGAGGATTGTTTCTTTTTCATTTTTCGTTTTACAACTACCTCATGAATATATAAATCATCCATTCCACCATCATCGAAATACATTTCGTTCATGTGGCCATCACTGGCTTAACTCTTGCTCTAAACCCTTTTAAACCATTGAGTATCTTATTGTTTGTAGCTGGTTCATTTAACGTTTCTGGGCTAATCTGGTACGAATAATCACCAATACTCTCCGATGTCTTCATACCTTTTCGTTGTAAGTTAGCACGAACTACTGCAGAAACAACCAAATCAATAATACATTTCTTCATAAGTATCTGCAGATCATCATAATCTTGTATCTTATATTCGAATTCATATAACTGATTTTCAGATAAACCGTAAACAATACGCCCATTTACAGTAATAGAATCGGTCATATCTTGTTTCGAACTAACATGAGTTACTTTTGCTATAGATTCAGTAGGAAAAGAAAGCCAAGCTAGTTTGCTTGTTTGAATGACTTCTTTCATTGGATTCTCCGGCTTAACTCTTAAATACTTCCTAACAATAACTGCGTAGTAATCTATTAGATCTTGAATAACCTTATCGGGCATTTTCTGCACATTTACGCGGTCTTTAATGTCCTGCATGGTAATATCCATTATGTTTCTTTCTCCTTCTTATCGACTTCTTTTACAAGTTCAAAATGTCCAGTACTTACAAGGTAATCAGCTTTATCATTTGCAACTGTTTCTTCTTGGCCATTCTTAAACTTTTGTCCATAAGCGGTGTAAGTGCCACCGAATCGCAGCGTAACTACTTTCACAATTAACACCCCTTTCACGAATGTAAACTAATTATTAAAAGTTTACTTTTTAACACGTTTATGATTTCCAACATATAGTGCTATGAGCATTCACAATATAGTCTAGGTCATTGCCGTGTTTTTTCTTATTAAAAATACGAATGTAAACTAATCAATGAAAGTTTACATTCGTATTGTTGGTTTTATTGGTTCTGTCTCGTTTTCCGTTAAAAACAAGAAAATATTAAAAAAGTATACATTCAAAACCCTAATAACAAAGGGTTTATTACCATAAAAAAATACGCCTGGATATTAAGCTCCAAACGTATCCGGAATATTTGTTAGGATTGCTACTGCATCCAATTCTTGAATTACAGCATCATCATCAAAGTGAATTACATAGAATCGTTTATCTTCCATTACTGCAGATTTACCTTCTGTTGTTTTACGAATACGAGTTTCGTATGTGTTAACAGCAATAAAGTTACGTGGATCTGCAAGAATAATAACATCATCCGTTAAAGAAGGAACTGTAACAATTCCGTATCCCATCGGTTTATTAACTTGATCTCCTGCTCCAAGTAATGCAGCGTCACCAGCACCTGTAGGACGATTTGTTAAATACTCAATCCATTTTTCTCTACGATTTGGCGACATGATCCAACGTAGATTACTATTCTTATATTTGTTTGGCATAACACCAGATAACGCAAAGATTGAACCTTTACCAAATCCATTTGCTTTTGCTTCTTCTCCTGTACCAGTCACTAATTTAGCGTGGTCAATAATATGCGATTCTTTAGATTTTAAGATTTTCTTTAACCAACCATCGTTAATTGATAAGAATGGATCCGATGATTCAATATCACCATTCCAGTGTAAATCCTCTAAATCAACCCCCGTTTGAGATGACATAAGAGTCATTACTGTATCTTCAAAACCTTCACCTTCAATATTTTCACGAAGAGTTTCTTCTGTAATTTCCCAAGGTAGGCGGAGTGCTTTTGTATTGTATGGAATAGTTGATGTAGTAACACCTGCACGGTAATCCTCATCTTTATTTTCTGTTTTCTTACGTAGAATGCGGCCGCCAATACCAACTTTATCAAGTACACCTTGTTTTGCTTTACGCATCTCTTTTCGATGTAATTGAGAGAATGGTGTTGCGTCAAATGCCATTCTAAAGAATTCTTTGCTTTGCTCTGGATTTAATAAACCAGAAGAAACTGAACCTGTAGTAATTGTCTTTTCAATTTTAGATAAACGATTTAATAATTGTTGATTGTTCATATTGTTTATTCCTCCTTATATTACAAATTTAAATTTGAGAATACTGATTTTTTTATTGGTTGTTGTCCTGGTGTAACTTCTTCATCTGGATCTAAACCTTTACGGATAGAAGCAGCATTTTCGATATTTTCAATTCGCTTTGTAATTGGTTCTAATGCTTTTTGAATAACTGCTGCAGCTTTTTCTTCCTCTGTTTGCTCTTCTGGCGTCGGTTCTACCTCTTCACCATTCACCTGTTTTTCAATCTTTTCTAACTTAGTAGCTAGTGGTTCTACTGCTTGTTTAACAATCTCTGCAATATCTTCTGCTTTCATTTCATCTTCCTCCTGTGGTGAAGCAGCTTCTTTTATTTCAGTAATTAAAGCTAATGCTTCATCTAATTTTGTATGATTCTTTTGGGATAATACTTTACCCGCTTTTTTAATACTTTCTAAAACAATGCTTTCTGCTTGTACACTGTCTTCTGATTTCGCAATGGTATAACCACCTTTAATAGAAGAAAGTATGTCCTTCATATCATCAAGAGCAGCTACCATACGATCGATATCGGGATTACTTTCCCAAATCTCCCAATAGAACACATCTTCAAACAAATTAAAGACAGCTCGTAAATCACGCTTTTGTTTTTCATCAATAAAGCGGTCTTTTACTTCGCCTTTTGTGATTTTGTGAGTTTCACCTTTAACGAAATCTAACATCTTTCGAATAAGGCCTTTATCTTCATGAGTAAAATCATCAGTCTTGGCGATTTCTACTCGTTCACCAAATCCACCCATAGAAAAACCGGTAACTTCACCTTTTTTAATTTCTTCCCAGGTGTCTGCATCATCAACACGAACAGTCATAAGCCATGTTCCTGCTTGTACTTCTTGTTCGCCTACTGTCATATCACTTTTAGCAATCCAGTTTTCAACAACTGTCCCTTTACCAGCGATTTCATCATGTTGCTTGTCAATGTGTTGGTAATTCTCCATAAAGGTATAAGCAGCCTTTTCAATTTCTTCTGCTGTCATTTTATCCCCGTGTGAATCTTCTACATCAGGTTCATATACTACACCTGTAACAAGCTGCTTCTCTTCCTCTGTTTTAAGGATTGGAACTTGCTTTGATATATTTGGTTGTTTAGCAGATTCGCTTTTCATAATGGCGAATTGACGACCATTAGCGCCTTTTGTAACTAATGAAACATAGCTGATATTGGCGTTTTTTAGTTCGTATCCCATCGTTTTACCTCCTTCCCTATAAATATTGGGGTTCCACTGTCAAAACGCATAGCAGCCAATTTAAAGCCTTATACGTTTTGACGATGAAACCCCAATTAAATAGGTTTATTTTATTACTCTTCTGAAATCATAGTACATCGGCAATGCGGATGAGCTGGTGGGCACATCTTTCCATTACTAAATAGATCATCAATATCTACCGTTTCCCCATGTAAACCACCACATTCTTTACAAACACGCTCATCGTTTCCTGTAAGCCATGTTTTCTTGTTTCTATTTGCGCCCTTATAAGCAATTAAATTGCCGTAATTCATTGCATATGTAGTTTCTGTACGTGCAATCATCATCGCTCTGTAGTTGCTCGCTTCTGACATTACATCTGCAATGGAAACACTTAATGCATCGACACCCATTCCCTCACTAAGATTCTTTAGCATTGTTTCTCTTAATCTATCTTTAGTGGTTTCATGGATTCCCTTTGCTAATTCAAAAGCGTAAGTAGCTACCCATTTTGCAGCAACGTCACCAATTGGATCTAATACCATCCAGGTTAAACCGTTAGAAGCTATAGTACTCTGTACAAACTCTGTTACATCATCCTGTAGTGTGTCCGTGACTTCATCGACAAACATTTGTCGTTCCTCATCCCAATCAATACTATCAAGAAATTCATCAACTTCTGCTTCATTAATTACAGGAACAAATTCTTCATCTGCTTTATTAATACGAATTACGGGAAGCAGGTTTAAGAGCCGTTTTCCCTGTTCAGAAAAAAATCAGCTACCTTCTTTTGCATAGCTTTCTCTATTTCTTCATGCTTTTCCCTAAATGTATTAATAGCAATTAAGTTATCTTGCTCATTATCTGCAGCTTTTGCAATTGGTTCCGGTAGAGAAGATTCAGTTGTACCATCAAAGAATTTATCCCCTTCTGGTACAGGTTCATAACCTACTACCTTACGGGACTCATTCAGTTTTAATATTCCACCTTCATAACTGTCTTTTGCATACTTTAAATCCGCTTCACGGTCATCCGTATCAATTTCATTTAATTTGAAATGCCAATCTAAACTACCTAGTATTTCAGCGAATACACGGAACAATTGATTGTTCAATCGATGCTCTAGGATTTCTTGACCAGGCTCTATAATAGAGCGCTTGTACATCTCGTTCATTTCTTTAGCAGTTGTTTGCCCCAATGAACCTGTCATAGCCCAGCCGATACGATAAGGCGGTACACGATGGGCCACACATATCTCCATTGCGCTATCCTGTTTATATAAACGGAAACTACCTTCTTTTACATCTGGACTAATCTTTTCTAACCTTGCTTTCGCACCATCTGGCACAGGTACAACGGCTAATTTATGATGTTCTCCTTTTGTTTCTGCAGAGAAGAATGCTTTCAGTTCATTTTCTGTTCCAGAATCTACTTCATCGACTCCCTCAAGAAATAAAATGGAATCCGGGATGGTTTTACCTGTAAAAAAGTCGATATTGTAATCTCTTGCTGCTTGTGAACCCACTATTGAACCTATAGAACTAACGTAATTAGGTATTCCATAATAAGAAGAACGAGAACCAAATTTACGAATAACAATTACTTCTCCGGCTTTTTCTGTTCCATTTCCTGCAAGATCATCTGCACCTAAAGGCCTACCATCAGCAAGATGATAATCATTTGGATAATTAAACTTTTTAAACCAGATTTCTTTATTGTTTACAATTTGAGCAAAGCGTATTTTGTCCTTATGAGCACGTACTGTATGTCCTGGTATATGATAAAGCTCTACCGGACTTTCACCTTTATTATCACGAACAACTTCAATAATGCCCCAGCCAACTGTTTCATAATCCTCCCATACAGCTCTAAGAATTTCTGAACTTGTCATTTCTGGGTTGCACTTCCGCATGAAATTTTTTAGCATCTCATATTGCTCCTGGCTCGCTGCTTCTTTCACTTCTTCAAAAGGTGCGAAGTCAAAACCGACACCTGCAATATCATCCACTTTGGCACTAATACAAGCAGAATGAATAGGGTTACTTTCCTTTATATCCATCAGTACCTTCATATCATAAGGGGGCTTAACCAATCCCTTATCTCCATATATTTGTGCGAATGGGTCAACTGCCATTTGTTTGCTGTTATCTTCCTTATTTTTTGGATCATCTGCAGCTTTATTAACGCTAATTACTTTTACATTATTTATGGTTTTCTTGTCGCTCATATCCTTTGTATGTCCTCCTTTCTTCTATTAATAGAGCAAAATAAATAGCCGAACAATAAATGCTCGACTACATTCTTTTAACCTTTCCACCCATAACTACTTTACGTTTACTCATATCGTCCTCACATGCATAACGAGTCATATCGATACTATGATTGTCCTTATCTTGTAATCTGTTTTTCGGATTACCATCTTTATCAACTTCATAATCAATATTTTCAAATTCACCTGCAGTTTTTGGGCAACGCTCAGGATCAATTATGATTTCTACTAAATCATCTAACCATTTTTCTCCGTATTCAACAGAACCAGGCCCTTTAATTGCACCCTTGATTTTCTTAATATCATGATCGTTTTTCATTTCATCGATTGATTTTGGTTCAGAAGAATCCGCAATTATTTCAACATCATCCCAGCCGAGTTTCTTTATCTTTTCAGCTAATGAACGATTACTGATTTTAACACCATGTATTTCACCAAATATATAAAGCTTCCTGCGTGTTTTGTCATAATGCATACGACCAAAAGACAGCGCGTCATTCCCATAACCCCAGTCAATTCCTTGACGTATATTATCAAATGTTTTAATTTCTTTATCTGTAATACGTCTGAATTTAAGGTTACTAAATGGAACAACACCACTGCCTGTCGGTTTCCCTTCATATTCATGTTCGTATTGCTGCGGTTTCAGCCTTTTCGTTTCTTCTGCTTCTTCTACAAACTGCTTAGAAATATGCGGGTTATCATGGTATGTACTATGATGTACAAATGTATTCTTTGGTCTGAATTGCGTTTCAAACTTCTTATTAACCCAGGATTGTTTTCTCTTCGGTGGGTTGTATGAGTAATACATTTTATATCGCAATCCATTCGGTAATTCTTTACGCAAAATAGATTTTTCTATTGTAGAAACATCTTCTTCTAATTTAAATTCGGCCAATTCTTCAAACCATGCAATAGCAACTGGATATTTTGCTATCTTAATAGATTTGATTTTTGCAGGGTCATCAGCGCCACGGAATATCATTTTGTTTCCACGCGGCTTATAAATGATTTCCATTGGACTTTCTTTAAAACGAAATAAATGCTCTACACCTAGTATTTCTATAGCTTCTTTTATTTGCTCATAGCAAGATTCCCTTATTGTATCCTTTACTTTACGTATGCAAAGCACTGTAATAGGAAACTGAATAAGATCCATAACAATACAAATGGATATATCAGTAGATTTACCCGAACCACGCCCGCCTTTACAAACGATTTTTAATATCGATTCACATTTACGAGCTAACCAAACTTGATGAAATGCCGGTGGCAGTATTTCACCGATTTGCTTTTTAGACATTTAAATCACCACTGACATTATCTACAATGACAACTGGATCAATATTGTTATCATCATTATTAGTATTAGATTTAATTTTGTCGATTTGAACCTGGATAAATTCAAGTTTGGCACGTCGCTCATCATCTATATTTGCTAATCTGTCAAAATCTCTAATAAGAGCAGACAAAGTAGAAAGGGCCTTAGATTGAGCATTTAAGAAACTCGCTTGCTTATCCCAAGCAAATTGAATTTCCCACTCTTCTTCAAATCCGCTTTCACTAAGTTTTTTCTTTCTTAGTTCCTTTGTCATGTCCTCTTTATTATTAACGAACATAATACGTTGAGCATGAATGATTTGAGCGTGCTGCAACATTATACTTTCCCATAGAATCGATAAAGGATCATTGTTAATCGCTTCCTCTAGCTCTTCTTTTAAATCATATAATTCTTTTGGTAAATACTTTCTATATAAACCATGAGTAGCAGCATTACCATTACGCAATGGAGCAGAACCTCCGGGATTACCAGCAGCGTTTTTATTGCCCTTTTTAGCTCCACCGCGATTGTTTACAGCATTCTTATTACCTTTGGGTGCTCCTGGTTTCTTTTTGGAGTACTCCGTATCTTTCTTTGGAGTACTCCGTTCATTTTTACGGAGTACTCCATTTAATTGGTCTATCCATCCATCTTTGGATTTCCATCCACCAACCGTTTTTTCACTTACAGTTTTTTCGGATGTAGACAACAATTCGGAAATTTTACGATTCGTAATATCACCGTTATGTTCTTTAAATATTTCATACGCTTTGTTACGGTCTGGACTTCGTTGTCTGGCCATAATTACATAACACCTGCCCCCTTATCCAATTGTTTGTACTTCCTTCTCCAAACACTCAATACATATATGAGCATTATCCGTATTTGCTTCACGGAGATATGTTTTATCAAAATGAGTAATAGTTAATGGCATTTTTAATGTCCACATGCAGGGTTCATTACAAACAGAGCATGTAGGAACGTTTATATTACCTTCTTCCATTTACACCACCTCACGCTAATCGTTTTACAAAATAAAAAAGCAGCGAATTCGCTACTTTAAGAAAATCTTCTTATTAATCATTAAAACCACGGTTGCCATGATGGCATTACATTGTCATCAGATGGCTTCACTTCAGCATCGTATCCATCTAATTTACTCACGCCAATAAAACGCAGTTCCTCTTTATACAAATCACTACTCGATTCAGTTTCCATATTTTCAAGAATGATTGTACCTTGAATTGACTTGTCATCTTCTTCGATTATCGCAACTACATCAACGGGAACACCCATTTCAAATCCATTTTTTCTCACGCGAAGTGACTAACACTCCCCATGTCCACTCTGTAATATCTATAGACTCTGTAGCATTAATCCATTCTTTCTTCGTATTCTCAATTAACCTTACGAATGCGTCGGAGAAATCAATATTCGCGCCATTAACTTTCAATTCTTTTAATTTTTTAGTTATATCTTTAGTAACCAATGCGTCATCTCCTTTTTCTTCCATATTACCATGAAAAAGAATCTTATTTTTAAAAATCCGTTAGGAAATTTATTATATGCACGGGAAATGAATACATATTCAAAATGACTACCGATAAGGTTACTTATGTAAACAAGACTTTCGGGAAATATGCCGTCATATCAACGTTTGTGGCACTTTCAAGAACTTCCACTTACAACATGTTTTATACATCGTTGGTTTTACGCTGTTTTTCCCCTTGAACACCTGCTTTTCCTTGCATAAATTTCACTTAGTTAACTATCACTATTTTTATCGAAATTAATGTAACAAAATATATGATGTGTTACATTAGATGGTTTTTGAAACTTCTTTACAATATTTGGTTTGTGTTGAGTTTGTTTTGTAAAATGCAACACGTTTGGGCTGACCTTTCCTTAACGACAAACAAGACGCCAACCAGAACACGGCAGCGCCTGCTATAATTGCTATACACATGTTTGTTCTATCTATATAGTAAAATAAAACACCCATAATGGAGACATCATAAGATTAGTAACCCTATTTTTCTGTTCATTGATTATTATGTTTATAGACCTAGATTGTGCACATCTATATTCAGTAAGCGCATACCCTAGTACATGAATACTACTTTAGGAGTGATTATATTATGAATCCCTTCCCGATGAGGACTGCTTTTGTAGCTCCAGCTGCGACTTGGCAACATTTACTTCAATATCATTCATATGGTCAATATGGTATGCAACCTGGGCACATTCCCTTTACTCCTACAATTCCGCCTTCTCCCGTAATATACCAATATCATTATAATTTCCCATCATTGTATTTCCAAGAGTTTCACGGTACATTTAACATCTAATATCTGTACCATTGATGTCAATTCATGTTATACCTAAAACAGTATTTAAATACGTTTAATGTATAATTTCTATATAACAAAGAAAAAAGCAACCGTTATGGATGCTCTGATATCAATTATTTATTTGTATTTTAATTACGGTAAATGAAGTTTTACCCTTCTTCCAATCACCTAATATTGCTGCACCAATCTTTTTATGCATTATTAAGTAACTGGAAGAAGAGCAAAAGCTCTCCTTAATAACGGTATCATTCAATCGTTACCATCTGCTGGTTTCGGATTTTATGCGCCATCATTACGAACCGTTTAGAATTTTAAAAACAACATAATGAGTTGTGTTTTCCGCCACTTCCCACAATACAAATATAACACGTTAATTCCAAAATAACCGACACATTTCCTGCCAAAAAGCGGTCACGACTCTGCCAACGTTTTCATAGCTCAAATTTTTCCACTGCATCTGTTAATTCCACTGGTACTCCGAATATACTTTTTTTCATTTCTGTCATTTTCTTTTTAATAATCCAATGTGGATAATTCAATTCTTCTAGAATATTTCTAAAATAATTTGGATTTAGCTTTAACATATCAGGATTTCTTCCAGTATTCCTTTTGTATTTAATTATTACTTCTAATAGTTCTTCATTTAACATGAATCACAATTACCTCCCCCTTGCATTTTATATTTATGTATATACACCATTCGATACCTTGATACTGCCACTTACCCATATCTTATATTGTGTGTAACTGACCCCTTCGCTGAATCCCTTGGTATCATTGATTTCATTTAACTTTCTCTTTTGAGTTACACAGTACGAAAATTATGAGTAACTGTATAGGGATACCACCAGCATTTTGCAAAATAACCTACGCTATGCGGAAAAATAAGCTGCCCATGTGGGCAGCTTATTTACATAATTATCGTTATTGGTAGTTGTATCCAAATACTGTGAAAATTGCTAATCCATTAGGGAAATCTAAATCTCCGGCACCAAACTCTCCTACACGTATAGGGGTCGTAGGATTGATTATATTATAAATTTCTATTGTGTTATCTCCAGTGTTTGCGACATATAGAGTAGTATCTGTAATAGCCAATACTGCAGGAGCATTTAAATCTCCAGCGCCGAACTCCCCCACACGTATAGGGGTTTTAGGATTGATTATATTATAAATTTCTATCGTGTTATCACCAGCATTTGCGACATATAGAGTGGTACCTGTAACAGCTAATCCGGCAGGGATATTTAAATTTCCAGCGTTAAATTCCCCGACATGCACAGGAACCACAGGATTAGTAATATTATAAATTTCTACTGTGTTATCTCCAGTATTTGCGACATAAAGAGTGGAATCTGTAGTAGTCATGCCGGAAGGAGCATTTAAATCTCCAGCGCCGAACTCTCCTACACGTATAGGGGTTGTAGGATTGGTAATATTATAAATTTCCACTGTGTTATTACCACCATTTGAGATATAAAGAGTGGTACCTGTAATTGCTAATTGATCAGGAACATTTAAATCTGCTGTGCCAAATTCTCCTATGCGTATAGGAGCTATAGGGTTAGTGATATTGTAAATTTCCACACCATCTCCTAAATTCGCGATATAAAGAATAGTACCTGTAATAGCTAATCCTGCAGGACCTAAATTAGTTACTGATGTAAACTCTCCTACACGTATAGGAGCCGTAGGATTAATAATATTATAAATTTCTATAGTGTCATCATCGATGCCGCCGTCAGTACTAGATACATAAAGAAATTTAGCTTTCACAATAATAGGAGGAACAGCAGGTGGGAAAGCAGGGAAAAGCCTACGACAGCGTCCCTTTGGTTTTGAAAAATATGAGTCCAAAATAATTCACCGCCTTTTTTTGAAACATAATATAATTAATTATATTCAAATCAAGTAATTTAGCTTGTATACTTGTCCAGTAAAACTGACGATGTATATCCTATACATATCAGGTAGACATAACGTCCTATTATAGACATAAAAAAAGGATCTTCAATCCAAGATCCTTTTTAATACTTTTAATAGTTTTATTCATTTACCATGGCATCAGCTTTTGTTACATGTACAGTACCAAATGGATGGTTAGGAGGAGCATATATTGAATAAAGTTTTAGAGGGATATTACCTGTATTGGTTAGATTATGCCATGTTCCAGCCGGTATCATTATGGCATAATCATCATAGACATTTCTTTTAAAGTTTAAATTATCTTTACTTTTTCCCATTTGGACAATCCCCTGGCCTTGTTCAATACGTAAGAATTGATCAACGTTAGAATGCATTTCTAAACCGATATCTTCGCCAACATTGAGACTCATTAAAGTAACTTGTAAATGTGTTCCTGTCCATAAAGCAGTACGATAGGTATTATTTTGTTTCGTTGCTTCATTGATATTAACGACAAATGGTTTTGGTCCATAATCTGTTAATGAAATTCTTCTGTCACCGTTGGAAGAACGAAAAGAATCATATCTGTTTGCATGCTCTATCTCATTAGGAAAAGTCGAGTAAACAGACTGTCTTCCATAGTTATACATTGGTATTGGCATGTTAACATAATAAAAATATTGATATGGATATATATAAGGATTATAGTGCATTTTCCCCAATCCCTTCACGTTTTTACAAAATTATTCTATGCACTTGTTAAGGAAATGTACTTAGATTCAAGATGAATTATTAAAAACATATGAATACTCTATACAGAACTAGTCAACATAACGTCTCATTATCGGTAACAAGAAAAAAGCGAATCCCTATTTTCAAAAGGAATTCACCTTTTTCTTTTTCTTTCTCTTTTTCTTTAACCCTATTCATATTTTTATACATCTCTATCCTGGCGCGATTTTAGTGTTCTCCTTTGTTACTGAATGAGCCGAAAAACTGTATAAAATCTTGCATGCTCTTAGCGTGGGATTTTTCCAAAATGCTACGATACCCCTAGATTTAAAAAGAAAAAGCAATGCTCAGATTTTAAACCTAGTCATTGCTTTATCCATTGCATCTTGGTTTACGCCTATATAGCGTAGTGTGACCTTCTCTGACGAATGATTGAATATCTCCATAAGTAATGCTATGTTTTTCGTTTGCATGTACATATGATACCCGTACGTCTTTCTTAACGTATGTGTTCCTATCTCATCTAATCCAAACTCTGCCGCTACTCCACTTAATATCTTATATGCCATGCTACGACCAATTGGACGATTCTTCCCTTGTCTGCTTTGTAGTAAATATTCATTGTCTTCTCTTTCTTCAATAAACCTTTTAAGTTCTCTTTTCAGTGCTGCAGTAATTTGTATGCGTTTTTGTTTCCCTGTTTTCTTTTCCCTCATAGATATATGACTGCCTTTGACATCCCCTACTTTTAGTTTCAAAATATCTGAGATTCTAAGACCTGTATTAATACCCATAATGAAGAGAATGTAATTACGTAAGCTTTTTTCCTTAAAGAATTCTTTTAGCTGTTGTATTTGCTCTGGATCACGTATCGGTTGAACAAAATTCACTATTCATTACCTCCAGTTTCTTCTGTCTCGTAAACTTCTAATCCAAGTGCAAAAGCAAGTTTATAAAACGCTTTAGATTTCCAACGTCGATAAGTGCGCTCTGACATCCCTATCTCGTTATAAACCATGTAGTCACACACATCCTCTTCTTCTAAATAACGTTTATAAATAATATCTCTTTGAATACTTCCTGCACGTCCGTTTCCTAATCGATTTAGAAACTGATCAATACGTAATGACATTTTTTCAAGCCACTCTTCTCGTTTGCTTCGTTGAATATTCGCTATAGCAACATCTTCTAGTGGTTTTCCAACTGCATGCGTAGGACCGTGCTCACGTATTTCATAAGAAGGAGTGACTTTCATTTCTTTACGCATCATCCCAAATTGTCTATGTATACGTACGCTTTCCAACACACCTTCTAATTCCTCTTGTGTTGCTGATCTATCGATTTTTGGTAAGAATGATAATTGTTTAGTCATATAAGACCACTCCTTTTTATTTTTAAATTACTTTTGCCTTAAAGCTCCGCGTCTACGTTCATAACGCGGGCCACACATTCCCATTAAATCTTTAATATCACAAGCGCTTAATTTTCTTTTCGTTTTTTCTTATTTTTCTTCTTTACGTAGCTGATCCTTTAGCGCCTTCATTTCCCCATCTCCCTTTTCAAAATAAAAAGGACACCCATTCCTAAAACAGCTTTAATTGCTGCTTTAATGAATTGGTGTCCTCTAGTTTTCTAGCCGGACTATATTCTGTTTGTTTTCAATTTAAAAGAATTATTGTTTTAATTGTTCTATTAAATTACTCTATTCATCGTCCCCTTCCAATTCCTCACTCTCTTCACGTATTTGTCCAATTAATGAAATTACAGAACCAACCGCTTGAACCCAACTTCCTATAATATCTATTAGCTTTCCTTCTTCATTTTCATTAGTTTCATTGTTTACCTCCGTGTCTGTATCTTTCTCCCCATCATTTACACTACGTTCTTTATTAGACTGTTCCTTATTTCTGATACTTTTTAATTCGTCAATACCTCCTATTGCTTGTAATGAATTCCCAATTGATTGCAATAAGTTTCCTATAATATTTAAGGATTCATCTTTATCGGATGTATCCTCAAATTCATCTGCTAATGCTGTAAGTCCACCCAAAGCCTGTGTCCAATTCCCAGCAATCACTAATTTAATTTGTGTTTCTTCTTTAAACCCAATAATCAATCCAGATATTACAGTAACATTACCAATTGATTGGATTTCATTACCGATTTGTTCAAGTGACACTTCTCCTTGACCATCAGCCTCTAAAGCATTTCCAACAGCCTGCAATACGTTTCCATAAACATTTAAATCCTTTCTTACATTACTGCTTATAAAATCAAAAGGCGTACTTCCAATAGCGGAAGTAATTGTTCCTATTGCTGCTACCCCTGCACCAAATATCTCTTTAAATTGATTCTCCATTTAAAACATATCCCAGCATTAAGTAATTAATATAATCCTATTCAATTCCCCATCTCACTGTTAATAATTTTAAATTTCTCTTTACTATCTCATTTTATAATAACGTCTTATAAAAGTATTTTTTAGGAATTATGCAACTTTGTTAAACGTACTTCTATATTAATTTTATACATATTACTGAATCAACTTTATAAACCAACTACATCTTTAAATTTATTAAAATACTTAAGAATCATTATCCGCTCCACACAATGTAAAATGTTCAAAAAGCTCATATTGATCAGCGAAACATTCTAAACATTTTGGACAGATATACATTTGTATCACCACTTTCTTTTAAAATAAACCTTTCATTAAGTTCCATTCCCATGTAACTCTTCCAATTCTGTTTATACTCTAACTGTAACTTTAAGTTACATACCACTTATATTAAAAGGATTATTTTGTTTGATTTTGTTCTTTCCACTTTTCAATACGTCTTTCCGCATAACTTATACCCATCCAATGAGTTAATTCTTCTAAATAAAACGGTTCTCTACATCTCGGACAATACGGCAACATCTTACGTCCTCTATAGCTCTTCTCAAGGCTCTTGATAATTCTTAGATGTGGTTTATATGCTGTGAGCTGTTTCTTCTGTTCTAAAAGGCGTTCAACTTGTCTATTAAACTCTTCATGTTATATAGATAAATCTACAATTGCGTCATACGGATCCACGACAGAACCGCAACTATGGCAAGTTATCCGTTTATTGGTTGTATCAATTACGAACTTTCTATTTTTACATTTGCATATCTTCCCGATGCCACGATTGATACGAATCTGATCAAGACCAATTATTTTATCTGGTAATTCTTCCATTTTCCTCATTCCTCCTGAATAAAACTCAATATTCCGTTAATAATGCAAATACAGTTTCTGATTTTCCTTCATACCCGAGGGCTTGGTGGCTAGCTTTTGTTAGCTGCTCTTTTTATGTTTTACACGAATAAAATTCTAAATATTTTCCAATACTATGGAAGAATTTAAAAGGTGGTTTTAAATTCTTCCCACTCTTGCTCTCTTGGTCGAGAGGCGAGCAGTTAGCTTTTGCTAGCTGCTCTTTTATTTTTTATCGCTTTTTCAGTTCAAAGTTCATATATTATTTTGAAGCAAAAAATCAACGCTTCTCATATGAAAAAAGGTATTCTTTTTACATTCATTCATTTAATTAACTTAATTAGCTCCTCTCTGAAGAGCACTGTTCAAAGGTGCTCTTTTTATTCATCCGAATAATCTTCACAATTCTGTACATACTACCTGTAAGCAGCTTTTTTAACAGTGATTGCAGCTTGGAACCTTTCGGCAGTTAGCTTTTGCTAGCTGCTCTTTTGTTTCGTTCCTCCTGTTTCTTAAAGAAATCTTTACTTCTTCTTGAATAAAATCAATAATTCGGCATATAATATCTATGCATCTAGATTATTACCTTTGTGTCGAGCAGTTAGACTGGGCTAACTGCTCTTTTATTTGTGAAAAAATGAAATTTTTGTTTAGTTTTCTTTCCTGCATAATATTTCGATATCCGCTTATACTATAGTTGTATCCTATGCTACTTCTAAAAGCGTACAATGGAGCAGTTAGCTACTTCAGCTAGCTGCTTTGTTGTGCTAAATAATTTTTTATTTCTCAACAACCATTATTAGAATTAAAATCCCAATAATGGTAATATGAAAGTAACTTTCAGTCATAATTATTAACATGTCAATTGTTGTTCCCTTTTAAAAGGTCCTGTGTCAACCAGGGCCTTTTAAACTTGTTCCCTACTAAAATAGCTTTTTTTGTTCAAATACTTCACGCCCATGAAAAAATTACATTTGGTATCACGTACTCTTTTACACTAAGAGCTTTGATCCGAAGAGCACTTATATAGTGCTCTTTTTGGTATGGAATGTGAAATAAAGGCTTGCTCTTAAAATCTTTTATGTAATTATTGTAGGGGTTTTCCTTACACCCGTGTGTCTGTTTACTCATAAGTTGTTAAAGTATAAATATAAATTGTTAGTTAATTTATAAGGGAGGTGTAAAAATGAGTAAATTTAAAAAGAATTGTCACATACCCTTTCCATGTGCCTTTCCTTTACCTCAAATCGGGTCTACTGGATTAACCGGTGCTACTGGACCTTCGGGACCTACTGGAGCTACCGGACCTTCAGGTGGACCTCGGGGACCTACCGGGCCTACTGGAATTCAAGGTAGCCTGGGACCTACCGGGCCTACTGGAATTCAAGGTAGCCTGGGACCTACTGGGCCTCAAGGTATTTCTGGACCTCAAGGGATTCCTGGGATTTCTGGATCTATTGGTCCAACTGGACCTTCTGGAATTCAAGGTATCCAAGGTATCCAAGGCATTCCTGGCATTCAAGGTCCTATTGGACCCACTGGAATAACAGGTGTCACTGGAATTCAAGGGATTCCTGGCATTCAAGGGATTCCTGGCATTCCAGGGATTCAAGGGATTCCTGGTCCGACCGGCCCTCAAGGGATTCCTGGCATTCCTGGTTCTGTAGGTCCAACTGGACCTTCTGGAGCTGTTGGACCTACCGGCCCTTCCGGGGGACCGCCAGGACCAACGGGCCCGACTGGACCTTCTGGGGGACCGCCAGGACCAACCGGAGTGACTGGCCCCACTGGCCCTTCTGGGTCACCAGGACCAACCGGACTTCAAGGTATCCAAGGTATCCAAGGGATTCCTGGCCCCACTGGACCTCAAGGAAGTCAAGGGATTCAGGGGACTCAAGGTAATCCGGGGCCTATTGGTCCTATTGGGCCCACTGGAATAACTGGGGCGACTGGAATTCAGGGTATCCAAGGTATTCAAGGTAATCCGGGACTTATTGGACCTATCGGCCCGACTGGCCCAACTGGGCTTCAAGGTATCCAAGGCATCCAAGGCATTCCTGGGCCTACTGGATTACCAGGAACCGCTGGAGCTACCGGACCTACTGGGCCTACCGGTCTTACAGTATCTGGGTTATCTCATTATGCTTATGTTTTCAATACAGCAGCTCAAGTTGTTGCCTTAGAAGCACCTATTCTTTTTAATTCACATGGTAGAATGACATCTGGTTTTACTCATACACTGGGAACTTCTCAATTAATGGTTCTTAATGCAGGAGATTATAAAATTTCTTTTTCTGTATCAGGAGTTGAGCCTAATCAATTCACACTTTTTTTAAATGGTGCTCCGGTTACCAGCGCAGTTTATGGATCAGGTGCAGGAACTCAACCAAACAACGGCCAAACAATCCTCGCTTTAGCTGCAGGTGATATTATTACCCTTAATAATCATACTTCCGCTGCTGCAGTTACTTTGCAAACTTTAGCAGGTGGAACACAAACAAATATAAATGCTTCGATTGTAATTGAAAAGTTAAATTAATTATTTCTTGAAGCTCTGGCATTCAATAATCTAGAGGGGATTCTTTTTTCAACAAGTAGTTAGCATTAGCGATTCATTGTCACATTACGATGAAATAGTTATATATTATTTCGAAGCAAGAAACCCTAATCTACTTTTCAACATTTCACTTTTTCCCTAAAGAGCACCGTAAGTAAGTGCTCTTTTCTCATGGAATAAAAACTTGTCGCATTTATACCTGACAAGTATACGTTATTGTATGGAGACTCTCCACTCATGGAACTCTACCTTTCTTGTCTCTGAGCACGCTTATATGTGTGCTCTTTTTCGCTTGTTATGAAATAAAGATTTTGTTTAGAATTTGCACATACGTTAAAAATACACATAGGATATATTGTTACCACTTTTCGATATGAGCCTTGGTCAAAGAGTGCTTTCCCGGGCGCTCTTTTTATGTTTAAATAAAGATTTTGTTTTACTTTTGCTAGCTACCCTTCCCTTGTATAAATGCACCTTTTTTTACATACCATATTAAAATCCAAATAATTCTCTTTTAGGACGGTACTAATTTGAACAAGACATTAAAATACATTTTAATCTTCTTTTGTGCGATGTATTATATTGTAATTATTGGCTGTATTGTCTATCTAAACTTTGTTTAAGAGCATTTTATTCCTCCAAGCAAGAAATCAATCTAAGAACGAACATAAGCATTTATAATTAGGCATAAGGAGCGCTCTACAAGGCGTTCTTTAGCTTTAAAATAAGAATTTTATAAAAAAATGCTCACTTTCAATTCCTCTATTTCCGTCATTTTGATTCTACCTTCCCCCTTATAACAAGATGAGCTCCTTTGTTAACCCTATAAAAAACAACCTAAATATGGTAAAATTTAAATAAGGTAGGTGAATATAATGAGTGGATTTGTAGTTTGCACACTTGTTAGTCTAATCATTGTAATAATGGGTTATCTGATTCATATTAAAAAACAATTATTTCTTATTGCTGGATACCAAGATGCTACTTTTATTGGTGATAAAAATAAACTAGCTAAATTACTCGGCATATTTGCTTACATAGTAGGAATTGCTACTTTTTTACTACCTTTCGGACTTGAATTTTTCGGCGGCATAAGTGGCAAAATCTATGCAACCTGTGTTGTTGCAGGCACAGTTTTTGTTTTGGTTAGAGAACAAATGATTAATAAACCTTTTTAAAAAGAGTCTTAATACGGCTCTTTTTTTATTGATAAAACTAATTCAAATAACTATTTTGTTATAAAGTAACTGCTTCTGCTGCCGGTTTGCTTTTCTCTAATTGTTCAATTGCCATTTGCAATCCTAACCAGTAACCAATTAAACGACGTGGCAACCTTTTACCGAAATTCCAAATGTCTTCCAACGTGTCAGAATCTAAGGAGCTGCTATGATAAACGTCACTTAACCAAAAATGGTAACCTTCCATAGATGAACTCTCATCAATTGCTGAAATAATACGATCATATACTTCCTGTCCGTCTTCTCTTGTTTCGTTTATATCGTAGTCCTTCCAATATTCATCAAGTTCCCTTTTTGCCTTTTCTTCATCAAAATTCCAACGTTCTTCACAAAAAGCCGTTAACTTTTCAGTAAAATACCCTAAATTGAATCCTTTAATATTTTCTAATGTTGCTGGACATGTAAGGTTATACACCGCTTCGCCAATATCCCCTGAAATAAATACGTTATATCCTGCAAGAACAAATTTAGTACGATACATATTTGTTCCAGGCTTGCCCCAATAAACAACCTGTAACCCTTCTTCACCTTGAATTTCAGCTACATGATCTACAAACCAATTCTCTCTAATATCTTTAGTTGCTTTTTCAACGTATTCCATTTTTCATTTCCCCCTCTTTGTATTCAAATAACGCTTTTGTAATAAATTCTCTTAATAAAATCCTCTTGTTACAATTATCCCTTCAATTAAAATTACTTCCTATGAGCCGTGCCCCCTTAATAAAAACAAGCATCTAATAAGGTGAAGCATTTTTATATTTCGATAAGTATTATTTAACAAATGAAAGGATGTTGTATATGTGTTGTTGTACAGACCCTCAGTTTGTCTCTATTTCTACATGCAATTCTTTCACGACAACAGGAGGTGATGTAGTTGGTGGAGCTACAGTATTTAACAATACTGGAGGTCCAGTTCTTTCCGGCTATGTCACTCTTACTAATAACCCTGCAAGTGGTGC